ATATTGTCCCAACCACGGATACTGGCGATTTATTCACAGTTAATTCATATGATCAAGAAAGATTCACAAGTGACATACCACATTTAGAGAATAATTTAAGAGCAACAGATACACTTGATTTTAGACCTAGAGTGTCACCTACAAGTAGCACAGCATCATCTCCATTTGCTTTTACATCAAGAGATTTTTCAGTGTCAGGTTCAACACCGAGTCTTGTAGTTTCCCCAGAGGGAGATTCTAGATTAGGTTACAGTTATTTCTTACCTCGAATTGATAAATTAGTTTTATCTCGTGGAATTGGATTAGTGTCAGGGAGAAGTGTAGGATATGAAGGAAATTTTGCTATATTGAAAGGTGTATCGTCTCTCAATCCCAAACCTCCAGCATTGATTGATGGTGCCATGCATCTTGCAACCATTGAACTTCCAGCGTATCTTTATAATTCCAGTGATGCAAAGGTAACTCTAATTGAAAATAGAAGATATACAATGAGAGACATTGGTAAATTAGAGGATAGAATAGAAAATTTAGAGATAGCTACTAGTTTAAGTTTACTTGAATTAGATACAAAAACATTACAAATTAAAGATACCACTGGTGATAGATTTAAATCTGGTTTCTTTGTAGATGATTTTAAAGATGTAAGTCGTATTGATTTGGAAAATCAAGATACAAAAATTAGCATTGATACTGAAAATGAAGAATTAATTTCACCATTAGATCAATATACTGTAGAACCAACATTAGGTGTATCTGAGAGTGTTGATATAACCTCTGCAGATTTTTCTCAAAATTTACCTTTATTAGATTCAAATGTTCAAAAAACAGGAGATTTGATAACCTTAAAATACTCTGAGATAAAATCTGATATAGGCAATCCACAGGCAAGTAGAGTTGAAAATGTAAATCCTTATGAAGTTGTTATTCGTGATGGTAGAATGGTATTAGATCCATCAGAGGATAACTGGACAAGAGTTACTGAAGTTGATGGTGGAATAAGAAGAATATTAGGAGATAATGAGGGAACATTTACTTCAAGAATTCTAACATCATCCATACCTGATCCTTTTATAAGATCTAGAAGTGTTGGATTTAGTGCTTTAAATTTAACACCAGGTGTTAGACATTATCCCTTCTTTGATGGAAGAAGTGGTATTGATATTATTCCAAAATTATTAGAAATTTCAATGATTTCGGGAACATTCAGTATTAGTGAAACGATTCGTGGAATATCACCTGAAGGCAATCAAGTAATTTCATTTAGAGTAGCACAACCAAATCATAAGAAGGGTGTATACAATTCACCCTCTGTAATATTCCCAAGTAATCCATATGATACTTCACTTACTTTAGGATCATTTTATACTGAGTCTTCAACAGTATTAAATGTTGATATTGCTTCTTTAGTTCATGATCCTCGATTTTTTGGTAGACTTGCAAGTAACACAAGATTTATTGGAGAAACTAGTGGTGCTATTGCAACATTAACAAATAATAGATTGATTCCTGATGAATTTGGTGCAGTTTTTGGAGCATTTTTCTTTAGAGATCCAACAACTACACCACCACCATCTTTAAGATTTACAAATGGAATAAAAACATTTAGATTAACTTCAAGTATTAATAATGCAAATCCAGTGCCAGGAGATGAAGGAATTGGTATAACACGAGGCGATGCAAGATATAGCACTGCGGGATTAATTAATCAATTTACTTCTACTACAACTATAGTTCGTCGTCCACCAGAACCTGATCCACCAGATGCACATGGAGATCCTTTAGCACAATCATTCACAGTGGATGAAACAGGAATGTTCTTAACATCTCTAGATGTATTCTTTTTTGAGAAGGATGATAGAGTTCCTTTGAGTGTTCAAATTAGAACTGTTGAGTTAGGAACTCCAACTGCTCAACTTGTTCAAGATTATGCAGAAGTAGTTTTAGATCCTACTCAATTAGATTCTAATGGAGAATCAATTATAAAAACATCTACGGATGCTTCATTAGCAACTAGAGTCACTTTCCCATCTCCAATATATTTGGAACCTGATAGAGAATATGCAGTGGTCTTCCTTGCACCAGCAACAGTGGCATATAAAATGTGGATTGCTCAGATGGGCGAAGAAACAATTGAAACACAAACACTTGGTGTTGACGAGAGTTCAAAGAGTATTGTAACTAAACAATATCTTGGTGGTAGTTTATTTAAATCACAAAATGGAACCATATGGACAGCGACTCAAACTCAAGATTTAAAATTTAATCTTTATAAGTGTTCTTTTGTAACCAATCCTGGCACTCTTACGTTGTTTAACTCAGACATAACAACAAGTGATCTAGTAAATTTGAGATTGCAAGGTAACTCATTTAAAACTTATCCAAGAAAGTTAAAAGTTGGAATTAATACAACAAATAATTTAGATAGTTTTATATCAGTAGGAACAAAGGTTTCAGCATCGAATGTTGCTCCATATACAAATTCTACGGATGCAAAAGGATTTGTTGAAAAAATTGGTGGTCCTATTGTATCATCAAGCGTCAGCACTGTTGGATCTGGATATTCAACAGGAACTTATCCTAACGTAAGTTTATATTCTCTTACTGGTAATGGTTCTGGTGTAACAGGAACTGTGGTTGTTGGAGGATCAGGTGCAGTTAGTTCTGTATCAATTGCCTCAACAGGTAACGGACATGTTGTAGGAGATGTTTTGGGAATTACCACAGCAGACATGGGCAATGCTGGTTCTGGTGGTGAAATAACTGTTACCAATATATTTGGAATGGATACTTTATATCTAACAAATGTTCAAGGTGAAAAAATTAATAATGGTAGAAAATTAGTATATTATACTGATGTTGTTGCAGGGACAATTGCTTCTACTTCACCTTTAGTTGATATAAGGGGAGATTCTATACTTAATGGTGATTTATATTCTGGAAATGTTGTTGAAGTTAACACCTCAAATCATTCTATGAATTCTATTCAAAATGTTGTTCAACTTGATGGAATAAAACCAGATACCGTTCCTGTTCTTTTGACAGGAAATATTTCTTCAACAGATACTGTAATTTCTGTTGCAAATACTGCACCATTTACAAAATTTGAAGGAATAACAACTAGTGCTGGTTATGTTCAGATAGGAAAAGAGATTATTTTCTATAACGGAATAGGTTCTGGAAACTTAACAGTCGGTGCAAGAGGATTTGGAGGATCTCCACAGGATGCTCATTTTATTAACGACCAAGCATTTAAATATGAGTTTAATGGCATATCAATGACAGGTATTAACACAACTCATAACATGCCAACCAATCCTACATTACAATCATTAAAAACTAGTGATACTTATTTCTTAGAAATCAATAGAGGAGCAGGAAGATCTAACTTATTGAATAGATCAACTGGTGTCAATCAGATTAGTTTTACTGATGAAAAAGTCGGTGGAGAAAATCAATCTGTAGGATCACAAAACTTCCAATATGACGCATTTATTCCTTCATTCTCTGTAATGACACCATCAACATCTACCACAATAACAAGTCAATTAAGATCTGTTTCTGGAACAAGTGAGGGTGGTTCTGAGATATCATTTGTAGATCAAGGATTTGAAAGTGTTGAATTTAATCAATTGAACAGATTAGATACACCAAGACTTCTATGCTCAAAAGTCAATGAAAATGCAAAGTTAAGTAATTTACCTCGAAATAAATCTGTTACATTATTAACTCAATTTAATACAACTGATACAAATCTATCACCAGTAATAGATTTAATGAGTGGTGCATTTAGATTCTTGAGAAATAGATTAAATTCTCCTATAAGTGATTACACAGTAGATTCTAGATCAAATAATATATCTGGTGACCCACACTCATCATGTTATATTTCACAAAAAGTTAACTTACAACAAGCATCAACATCATTAAAGGTATTGATAAGTGCTTACAGACATCCATCTGCTGATTTCAGAGTTTTATATAGATTATTCAAGACAGACTCAAGTGAAGTAGAGCAATCATATGAACTATTTCCTGGTTTTGACAACTTAAATGATGTGGGTATTGATAAAATTGTTATTGATCCAAAATTGAATAATGGAAAACCTGATGTCTTTATACCTGCAAGTAAAGAGGATGAATTTAGACAATATGAATTTACTGTTGATGAGTTGGATGAGTTTGTTGGATTCCAGATTAAGATAGTATCAAGCGGAACTAACGAAGCATATCCCCCAAGATATAAAGATTTAAGGGTAATTGCTTTAGCATAATGATTCCAGTTGAAGGTTACAAACATCTATATCGAGATGAAAAATCAGGTGCGATTGTAAGTACTGATTCTCAGGGGTACTTACAATACAAAAAATTACAACAACAAAAGAAATATCAAGAAAATGAGATACATAGACTGAGAAAAGAGATTGATGAACTAAAATCATTAATCTCAGGATTAATCAATAAATCCTCTTAGATATAAATATTTAAAAATGTATTGATTAATAATGGCAGTATATGTATCCAACATCACGATTGAGCAAGGGTTTGACTTTGATACTTCATTTCAATTAGAGGATACTCGCACCAACGAATTTTTAAATTTGGTTGGAGCAGGAACATCAGCGATGCTTAGAAAGCACTCAGGATCTAAAACTAAAGTTTCATTTGCCAGTAGTGTTACCGATGCTGAAACTGGTATAATTTCTATAACTTTATCTGCTGCTAACACAGTGACATTAAAACCTGGAAGATATGTATATGATGTACAGATAATAACTTCTGGTGGTCGAAAATATAAGGCTATAGAAGGTAATGCACTCGTCAGATCTGGAGTAACAAGGTAATGACAACTATAAATGATCGAATCGGATCGCAAAATGTAATTAGAGTATTATCTAATGCTTCGGCACCTCCATCTAGATTGGCAAATCTAGGTGATGTTGACGCAACAAGAACATCTGAAAATGGTCTAGTATTAGTATGGAGTCTAACAGATCAAAAATTTGTCTTAACTGACACTATTAGTGCTGCAACTATTATTCAAACTGGTATTACATCATTCTCCAATGTAACAAACTCTACAAGTCCGACAACAGGTGCATTAAAGATTGCTGGTGGTGTTGGAATAGAAAAGAACTTAAATATAGCAGCAAATTTACAAGTTACTGGTTTATCTACATTTGTAGGAGTCGTAACTACATCTAGTGATTTATATGTGGGTGGTGATCTATATGTAAATGATGATATTGTTCTTGATGAAGTATCTGCAAGACAAATTAATATTTCAGGGATTGGTTCTTTTGGTTCTATTTCTATTGGATCAACTGAAGTTTTAAGTTCTGGATTTCAATTAAAGAATATTGCATCGCTAGATGCAGTAACAACATCAACGATTGAATCTGCAATCTCAAATGCTCCAAATACTTTCACAAATTTAAATATTACTGGGATTGCAACCTTTTTAGATCAAACAAATATTAATCATCTGAGTGTAACTGGTGTTACTACCGTTAGTAATGATGTAGTTTTTACAGGTGCAACTTCTAATGCAAGATGGGATTATTCTACAAGTGATTTAATATTATTTGATAATACTCGATTAGAATTTGGAAGTAATAAAGATTTTGAGATATGGCATGGAGGTGCTCATACATACTTAAAAAATAGTGGTGGTGATCTTAGAATTCGTGGTAATAAAATCCTACTTAAAAATGAAGATGGTAGTGAGAAATATCTTGAAGCTAATGCTAATCAAGATGTAAAATTGTTCTTTAATGATGTTGAAAAAATGGCTACTACCGTAGATGGTGTAAATGTACTTGGAACCTTAACTGCCCAATTGATTGATGGAGGCTCGTATTAATGGCAAAACCAACCACTAGACAGGAACTAGTTGATTATTGTTTAAGACAACTAGGTGCACCTGTTTTAGAGATAAATGTAGATGATGATCAAATTGATGATTTAGTTGATGATGCTATTCAGTATTTCAACGAGAGACACTTTGATGGTATTGAGAGAATGTATTTAAAATATCAAATAAGTGACGATGATATTAAACGAGCAAGTGGAAGTGGAACAGATGGTGTTGGAATAGTTACTACAACAGGAACTGCAAATGTAAGTGGAGTTGGAACAATAACTTCTAAATTCTATGAAAATTCCAATTTTATTCAAGTTCCAGATTCTGTTATCGGTATAGAAAGAATATTTAAATTTGATACAAGTTCAATATCAGGTGGAATGTTTAGTATTAAATATCAATTGTTCTTAAATGACCTTTATTACTTTAATTCAGTTGAACTGCTTCAATATAGTATGACAAAAAGGTATTTGGAAGATATTGATTTCTTATTAACCACAGATAAACAAATAAGATTTAACAAAAGACAGAATAGATTGTATTTAGATATTGATTGGAAAGCACAATCAGAAGATACTTTTCTAGTTATTGATTGTTTTAGAGCATTAGATCCAACAGATTTTACAAAAGTTTTTAATGATAGTTTCTTAAAAAGATACTTGACACTTTTAATTAAAAGGCAGTGGGGATTAAATATGATGAAATTCAGTGGAACTCGATTACCAGGTGGAATTGAATTAAATGGTAGACAGTATTATGAAGACGCAGAGAGAGAATTGGCAGAACTAAGACAGAGAATGCCTCTGGAATACGAGTTGCCACCTCTCGATTTTATAGGATAGTGAAACATGGCATTAAATCCCTTCTTTCTACAAGGATCTAAAAATGAACAATTTTTACTTCAAGACGTAATTAATGAGCAGTTAAAAATTTATGGTGTAGATGTATTTTATCTACCTAGAAAAATTTTTAAAACTGATAATATTATTCGAGAAGTTCAATCATCAAAATTTGATGATTCTTTTATTCTTGAAGCATATTTAAATAATTATGAAGGTTATAATCCAAATAGTGATTTAATGACTAAGTTTGGATTAAGATTAACAAATGAAGTAAGTTTAACAATATCAAGAGAAAGATTTGAAGAATTTGTAACACCATTTCTAGAAGGTCTTTCATCAGGTATTAAAGAGGGTCTCATAACTGACTATACTTTTGAGGATTTAATCAACCGACCAAAAGAAGGAGATTTAATTTATTTCCCTCTTGGTGAGAGATTATTTGAAATTAAAAGAGTTGAATCAGAAAAACCATTTTACCAATTAGGAAAAAATTATACTTATGAACTAAGTTGTGAATTGTATGAATATGAAAACGAACTTATTGATACTACAATTGATGAGGTTGATAATATTGTTGAAGATGAAGGTTATATTACAACTGTTAATTTAGTTGGAGCTGCACTTACAGCATCAGGAACTGCTGTAATAGGTGGAACTGGAATGATTGGATTTATATCATTGACAAATGATGGTTTTGGATACAAAACTGCACCATCAGTTGAAATATCACCACCAGCATCTGGATCAAGAGCAACAGCAGTCGCAATTACAACATCATCTGGAGGTGTTAAATCTCTGAAAGAAATAAGAATCTTGAATCCTGGTTCTGGATATGATGCAAGTAATCCACCATTAATTATTTTGAATGGTGGTGGAGGTGCTGGTGCAGCAGTTACGTTTGGAATTGTTGATAGTGGTATTTCAACAATAACTGATCTTGTTAGAGGAAAAGGTTACTTTGTTGCACCTACAATCACATTTACTGGATCAACTGGTGTTGGTGGTACGACTGCAATCGCGACAGCTGTTATTGATGATGCTGGAGCAATAGATAGAGTTGAGTTTAATAATGTTGGTTCTGGATATACAGTTGCTCCAACAATGGCATTTTCTGGTATTTCTACAACTGGAATTGGAACATATTTCTATAATGAAATCGTTACTGGATCATTATCAGGAACCACTGCAAGAGTTAGAAACTTCAAGAAACGTGTTGATATAGATGCGGTGAACCCACCAATTGAACTACAAGTATCTCTAAATAGTGGAAGATTTAGTGCTGGAGAAGTAATTGTTGGATCTATCTCATCGGCTAGATATGTTGTAGAATCTTATAGTGATGACAGTTTTGATAATGCTTTTGACTCAAATAAAGAGATAGAAACTGAATCAGATTCTCTACTTGACTTTACAGAGAACAACCCATTTGGAGATTATTAATGTTAGGTACTTATTATTATCATGAAATTATTCGAAAAACTATAATTGGTTTTGGTACGTTATTTAATAATATTTTTATTAAACATGAAAATATTGACAATACTACTTTAGATGAAACAAAAGTAGGTCTTGCATATGGACCACAACAAAAGTTTTTTGCAAAAATTAGAGAACAAGCAAATTTAACAAAAGCAGTTGCTATAACCTTACCTAGAATGTCATTTGAAATGACATCGATACAATATGATGCAAGTCGTAAATCTGGTGTTACTCAAACATTCAAAGCATCTGATGGCACAAACTTAAAAAAAGTTTTTATGCCAGTTCCATATAATATTGGTTTTGAATTAAGTATATTTTCAAAATTAAATGATGATGCTTTACAAATCATCGAACAGATATTACCATTTTTTCAACCATCTTTTAATGTTACTATTAATTTAGTAAGTTCAATTGGAGAAAAAAGAGATGTTCCAATTGTTTTAGATAATATATCATTTAGAGATGAATATGAAGGAGATTTTACAACAAGAACAGCATTAATATACACATTACAATTTACTGCGAAAACATATCTATTTGGTCCTGTTGCAGATACCAGTGATGGATTAATTAAGAAAGTTCAGGTAGATTATGCAACAGATACTGCAGTGTCAGCAAGAAGACAAATGCGTTATGTTGCGACACCAAAAGCACTTAAAGACTATAATGACGATCAAACTACAACAATCACAGAGGATTTAACAACCACTGAAACTAGAATAAATGTGACAACTTCTTCATTGCTAAGTGTCAATGATCGAATTGTAATTGATAGTGAGATTATGAAGATAAAACAAATAGTCGATTCTACAACAATTATTGTTAAGAGAGGATTTGATAGTTCACTTCCTGCACAACATACAGCATCTACATTTATAAATCTATTAACAACTGCTGATGATGCAGCAATTGTTCCAGGTGATGATTTTGGATTTAATGAATTTGAAACATTCTTTAATGATGGAAAATCATACAGTCCAACAAAACAAACTGATGTATAATGAAAACCATGTCAAGTTATGATCCGATTGATGAAGCATTGAATACTCACACTGAGGTTGAAGCAATTATACCTTCAAAAAAAGATATTCAAATAGAAAAGAAAGAGAAAAAATCACAAGATATTGAAAAAGATTATGATTACACTCGTGCTAATTTATATTCTTTAATTGAAAAAGGACAAGAAACTTTAAATGGTATTATGGAATTAGCAGGGGAAAGTGCGAGTCCAAGAGCATATGAAGTTGCAGGACAAATAATTAAATCAGTCGCAGATACAACAGATAAATTAATGGATTTGCAAAAAAAGGTAAAAGAAGTCGATGAGGATAAGAAACAAACAACAAATACAGTTACAAATAATGCTTTATTTGTTGGGTCAACATCAGACCTATCAAAAATGATAAAGAAACAATTTCTAAATAATAAAGACAAGACCAAGTAAATCGTGGATTTAGCACAAAGAAAACAACAACTTCGTCAAAAACAAGTTGATTCCGTCAAAAAATTTAGACAGGCAAATATGTCTGTTTCTGATGCTACACAAAAAAGAAAGGAGAGAGAAGAAATGAAAAAAGAAGTCAGAAAAGAAATTGAAAATGAAACTCAAAATGAATCCATTGATATTGAAAACTCTGATGGAACTTTATATGCTAAAGTAATTGATATTTTAGGACCAGCACACATGAGACCCGTCATATCAAATGGTGTATGGAAAGGAACGGAACAAATATCTGAAATGAATGGTCAAGAGGAAGAACCTCCAAAAGAAGATCCAGCAATAAAGGCAAAACAAAAAAGAGCAGATCAAATTAAAAAACAAGTATTGCTTAAAAAAATTCAAGCAGTAAGATCTGGTGGTGGAGAAAATATAATGGCATCATATGAACCATCAAATTGGAGAGAGGATAAAAATATGAGAATTAATAAATTGATGAATAGGTAAATATCATGTCTGATAATGTATATCTTGGCAATCCTAATTTAAAAAAAGCAAATACACCAATAGAATTCACTGAAGAGAATGTCATTGAATTTGTAAAGTGTAAGAATAATCCTGTTTATTTTGCAAGAAAATATATAAAAATTGTATCTCTTGATGAAGGATTAGTTCCTTTTGATATGTACGATTTTCAAGAAAAATTAATTGATAGATTTCATAATAATAGATTTAATATATGTAAAATGCCTCGACAGACAGGTAAATCTACAACCTGCATATCATATCTTCTACATTATGCGGTATTTAATGACAATGTTAATATCGCAGTTCTAGCAAACAAGGCATCAACTGCCCGTGATTTATTAGGTAGATTACAACTTGCTTACGAAAATTTGCCAACTTGGATGCAACAAGGTATAATATCTTGGAATAAAGGTAGTTTAGAATTAGAAAATGGATCAAAAATTTCAGCAAACTCTACGTCTTCATCTGCTGTCCGTGGTGGATCCTATAATGTCATCTTTCTTGACGAGTTCGCGTTTATCCCGAATCACATTGCTGACGACTTCTTTGCCTCTGTTTATCCTACTATTACGTCTGGACAAAGTACTAAGGTAATTATTGTTTCCACTCCTCGTGGAATGAATCATTTTTACCGATTATGGCATGATGCTGAGAGAGGGAAGAATGAATATACACCAACAGATGTTCATTGGAGTGAAGTTCCTGGTAGAGATCAAGTATGGAAAGAACAGACAATTGCAAACACATCTGAAGAGCAATTTAAAATTGAGTTTGAGTGTGAGTTTCTAGGATCTGTTAATACATTAATAAGTCCAACGAAACTTCGAAATCTTGTATATGAAGAACCTTTGAAGAAAAATGCAGGTTTGGATATCTATGAAGAACCAATAAAAGATCATAATTATCTAATCACAGTTGATGTTGCTCGTGGTTTAGGAAATGATTATTCTGCATTTATAGTGTTTGATATTACTAAGTTTCCATATAGGGCAGTCGCAAAATATCGAAACAACGAAATCAAACCAATGTTATTTCCTAATATCATATTTGATGTAGCTAAAGGTTATAATCAAGCATTTTTATTAGTAGAAGTAAATGATATTGGAGATCAAGTAGCAAGCATTCTTCAATATGATTTAGAGTATGATAATTTACTTATGGCATCAATGAGAGGTCGAAATGGTCAGGTCGTTGGTCAGGGGTTTTCTGGTAAAAAATCACAGTTAGGAGTTAGAACAACTGCAGCAGTTAAAAAATTAGGATGCTCTAATTTAAAAACTTTACTGGAAGATGATAAGATACTAGTTAACGATTATGATATTATTGCAGAGTTAACAACTTTTGCACAGAAAGCAAATTCATTTGAAGCAGAAGAGGGATGTAACGATGATTTAGCAATGTGTCTTGTTTTATTTTCTTGGTTAGTCGCACAAGATTATTTTAAAGAAATGACAGACAACGATGTAAGAAAAAGAATATATGAAGAGCAAAAAAATCAAATAGAACAAGACATGGCACCGTTTGGATTCATTAATGATGGACTTGATGATACAGTTTTTGTTGACAATGAAGGAGACAGATGGTATACTGACGAATATGGTGATAGATCATATATGTGGGATTATAGGTAACAATTTTAATCTTAAGCAAATATTAAATGATTAAATATTTTTGTGGGGTATATGGATTGGGATAAAGAAAGTAAATTAGAAAACGTGGAAAACATGATTACTGTTTATGAAGAACACATAAAATCTCTTGAAGAGGAGAATAAAAGTTTAAAGATGCAAGTTGATTTCTTAAGAGAACAACTAGCATACAAAACTTTTGGAAAACCTAACTATGAAGAGGAGGATTCATGAGTGGAGACATAGGATTACAAGATGATAATATCATTTTTTATAGTAAAGAAATGACTCAAACAAAGTTGGTTCTCTTAGCTCACAAGGGAATTAAATTAAATTGGAAAGAATATGACTATCACACTTCACCAAGTAAACGAATCATTGAATGATATTAGACCATACATCGAATCTGATGGTGGATACTTAGAACTTGTAGAAGTAGATTTTGATTTAGATGAAGATATTAGAATGTATTATGGTGTCAGAGAGGGTGAAGAGGCAGCGATTGCCAAAGTAAGATTAAGTGGTGCATGTGAATCTTGTGCAATGAGTGCTCAAACTCTAAGAATGGGAATAGAAAGACATCTTACACAACAATTTCCAGAAATAGTTGGAGTGATACAAGTTTTATGAAATCTGCTATACTTATTGCTTGTTTTTTACCTTTAATAATAATATATGTTATAATCAAATTTGCAGTTTGGATATCTGCCACAAAAGCAGAGACAACTTATGTTAAAGAAGAATCTAAAAAAACTCATGGACCATATCTGGCAGAAGCATATGCAGACGTTGACGAAGAGGAAGAAGAATATTGGAATATCTAAGATAATTGACACCACGTTATTTGAATGGTACTCTGAAAGAGGAATGGATGTACCAAAATGGAAAATGGATAAAGATCCTGATTGGTGGATAAATTATTTAAAAGAATTAGAAACTAATGGAGTTTGATGAACAATCATTAAGATTAGGACACTTACTATTAAGTGATAGAAAATGTAGAGTTTGTGGTGAAGAAAAAAATTTAATTGAAGGATTTTATAGATCTAGAAAAGGAAGAGGTGCTACAGCATCATCATATTCATATGAATGTAAGGTATGCACTATTAAAAGAATTGTTGATAAAAGAAAGAAAAGATTACTTTTTGTAGACTGGCAGTATCCCGATTGGTAATGTTCACGCACTGTTTCCCCAATCAAAAAGGTCATTTTAATAAATAATTTTAACATATTTCGAGATTCGGAGAATAAAAGATGCCAGTAAATTTAGCATCTCCTGGAATTGTAGTTAGAGAGGTTGACTTAACCATTGGTAGAGTCGATTCTGCTACTGACAAGAATGCTGCAATTGTAGGACCTTTTGAAAAAGGACCTGTCAATATACCAATTATAATTGAAAGTGAGCAGGATCTAATTGACAATTTTGGTAAACCATATAATACTGATGATCAAGTTGAGTATTGGATGGTGGCATCATCATACTTAGCGTATGGTGGTCAATTAAGTGTTGTTCGAGCATCAGATGCTAATTTAAATAATGCCACTGATGATGGCGGTACCGTGGTTATCAATAGTGTAGATGATTATATTAACAAAGGATATGATGAGAGCACTTTAGCAGGGACGGTGGTTGCTGCAAGAAATCCTGGTTCATGGGCAAATGGATTAAAAGTAGCAATCATTGATTCTTTTGGTGACCAAGTTATATCAGTGGCAAGCACTGTAGGTGCATCAGTTGGAATGGGAGTCACTCAAACAGCATCTGGTGTATTGCCTGGTGCAGGAACAACTTCAGTTCTTGATGGAACATTTAAAGGCATTATTACTGAAATAGGGTCTGGAACAATTACAGTTAAGTTTTTATCACATACACCAAATGGTGGAACTGAAACTGAAAAGGACTATGAAGCATCAGGTGTGTATAAGTTTGGCACTGGAGCAATCAGTGTTGTTAACAACAGTGCTGTTGGAGTTCTAACAACCACTGCAAGCAGCACAGTAGATTGGTTTGATAGTCAAACAATCACAACCACAAATGGAGATCCAATTAGTTGGAATCAAATTGCAGATAGACCAGGAACATCAGCATACGCAGCTGCAAGAAGTTCTAGATTTGATGAGGTTCATGTTGTTGTAATTGATGATGATGGAGATGTTACTGGAAATGCAGGAACAATTCTTGAAAAGAATTTAAATCTATCAAAAGCAAAAGATGCTGAGTTTTCTGCGGGATCTACTTCATACTGGAGAAAGTTTTTACTCAATGCCTCAGATAATATCTTTGGATTAAGTGGTCCTACAAGTGCTGTTACAACAGCGTTTAAGAGCACTGGAAATGGATTTGTAAAAGAAACTGATGTAGCATGGGATCAAAACGCACAGAATATTAAATTTGCTGCAAACGGTAACATTGGATATTCTTTATCTGGTGGTAAAAATTATGACGGAACTACCGACATAACTGCTGCTGGTGCTTTGACAGCAACTTTGGGTGATTTAACTAACGGTTATGGTTTATTTGAAAATGTTGAAGAGTTTGATATTGATTTCCTACTTATGGGATCTGGTTCATATCCAACTTCTACAGCACAGGCACTTGCAAATAAGTTAATTTCTATTGCTGAAATTAGAAAAGATGCAGTGGCATTTATATCACCTAATAAATCAACATTCATATCAGGTGCTGGAACAGATTCTGCAACAGTAGCATCTGCTGCAGATATCACAAACAATGTGTTAGAGTTCTATGCTCCAATCACATCATCAACTTATGCAGTTCTTGATAGTGGATATAAGTATATGTTTGATAGGTTTGGAAACACCTTCAGATATATTCCTTTAAATGGTGATATTGCAGGAACTTGTGCTAGAAATGACATCAATAATTTCCCTTGGTTCTCACCAGCGGGAACAGCAAGAGGTGCTATCTTAAACGCAGTTAAACTTGGATATAATCCAAATCAATCACAAAGGGATAAACTCTATACAAATAGAATTAATCCAGTGATCTTCTCACCAGGAGCAGGAATTGTTCTATTTGGTGATAAGACTGCATTTGGAAAATCATCAGCATTTGATCGTATTAATGTTCGCAGACTATTCATTTTTATAGAAAATGCAATTGAAGCAGCTGCAAAAGATCAATTGTTTGAATTCAACGATGAAATCACAAGAACTAATTTTGTAAACATTGTTGAACCTTTCTTACGTGATGTTCAAGCAAAGAGAGGTATTACAGATTTCAGAGTTGTTTGTGATGAGACAAATAACACTGCTGCTGTTATAGATAATAATGAATTTATAGCAGACATCTTTATTAAACCTGCAAGGTCAATTAACTTCATTGGTCTTACATTTGTCGCCACTAGAACTGGCATCTCATTTGAAGAAGTAATCGGTACAGTTTAACTAAAGGTATAAAAAACTATGGCAACCCAATTTAATAAACCACCATTAAGGACTATCACTGGGTTTAAAAGCAAATTAGCTGGTGGTGGAACTAGACCGAATCTGTTTGAGGTGGAAATTGCTTTTCCTAACGAAACTCAAATAGATAATGACACAAAGGAAAAATCAAGATTCTTAATTAAAGCAGCTGCTTTACCTGCTTCAAACATCACACCAATTGATGTTAACTTTAGAGGTAGGATTTTAAAAATCGCAGGTGATAGAACATTCGACACTTGGACAGTTACAGTTCTAAATGATGTTGACTTTTCAATTCGTTCTGCTTTTGAAAAATGGATGAATCTTATTAATAAAATGGAAGATAATACAGGAGAACAAGATCCTGCAATTTATCAACCAGATGCATATGTTCATCAATTAGACCGTGACGGTTCAACACTTAGAACTTATAAGTTCCATGATGTATTCCCAACTCAGGTAAGTCAGATAGATCTTTCATACGAAACTACTGATGCGATTGAAGAATTTACAGTTGAATTCCAAGTTCAGTGGTGGGAAGCACTCAGAGGTGTAGGTGCTAACGCTGGTGGTGAAGATATTAACTAAATTGCATAAATAGTGCTATAATATAAGAAACGGAAAAAAATTATACTATGCCTAAACTTTTTGGATTCTCTATTGATGATTCGGATAATAAACCCGATTCAGTAGTCTCACCCGTTCCTCAATCGAATGAGGACGGGGTTGATTATTATATTCAATCTGGTTTTTATGGACAATATGTAGATATTGAAGGAGTATTCAGAACTGAATATGATTTAATTCGAAGATATAGAGAAATGGCATTACATCCAGAATGTGATGGTGCAATTGAAGATGTTGTAAATGAAGCAATTGTCAGTGACTTATATGATTCTCCAGTAGAAATAGAATTATCAAATGTAAATGCAAGTGATAAAATAAAGGACATAATAAGAAAAGAATTTAGAAATATAAAAGAAATGATGGACTTTGATAAAAAGTCTCATGAAATTTTTAGAAATTGGTATGTTGATGGTAGATTATATTACATGAAAGTAATCGATACTAAGAAACCTGAAGATGGTATTCAGGAGATTAGATATATTGATCCGATGAAGATGAAATTTGTTCGTCAAGAAAAAAAGAAGAACAGAAATTTAGGTGGTGTTGATCTTTCAAATGCATTTAAAGGAACCGAAAGAGAGATATATCCTGAGATAGAGGAGTATTATGTTTATACACCAAAACCAAACTATCCAGTTGGTTCAATGGGTGGAACAGCAAATACAAAAACTTCAATTAAAATTGCAAAAGATTCAATTACATATGTAACATCTGGTTTGTTTGATCGTAATAAGGGAACTTGTTTATCATATTTACATAAAGCAATCAGAGCACTTAATCAACTTCGTATGATTGAAGATAGTCTTGTAATTTATAGGTTATCAAGAGCACCAGAGAGAAGAATATTTTATATTGATGTTGGTAACTTACCAAAAGTAAAAGCAGAGCAATATCTTCGCGATGTTATGATGAGATATCGCAACAAATTAGTTTATGATGCTAATACTGGTGAAGTTAGAGATGATAGAAAATTCATGTCAATGATGGAAGATTTCTGGTTACCAAGAAGAGAAGGTGGTAGAGGAACTGAAATTACAACCTTACCTGGTGGACAGAATCTTGGAGAACTTTCTGATATTGAATATTTTCAGAAAAAATTATATCGTGCTCTAAGTGTTCCAGAGTCAAGAATCGCATCTGATGGTGGATTTAATTTAGGTCGTTCATCTGAGATACTTCGTGATGAATTAAAGTTTGCAAAGTTTGTGGGTAGATTAAGAAAACGTTTTGCAAATTTGTTTAATGATATGTTGCGTACACAATTGATTCTAAAAAATGTAATTACACCAGAAGATTGGAAAAGTTTAAGTGATCACGTTCAATATGATTTTGTGTATGATAATCAGTTTGCCGAACTTAAAGAATCTGAATTAACAAATGAAAGGTTAGGAACTCTTGCTACGATTGAACCATACATTGGAAAATATTATTCTAATCAATATGTGCGTAAAAAAATTCTTAGACAAACAGATTCTGAAATTATAGAAATTGATGAACAAATTGAACAGGAAATTAAAGATGGAATTATTCCTGATCCAAATGCTGTAGATCCGATTACTGGACAACCACTCGAAGGTGGTGGAGATTTAGGTGATGTTCCACAAGATCCAGATGTAGAACAGGGTGCTGCAGTAACTGATGCACAGTTAAGTAAAGATACCAAATCAGCTGAGATATAAATAAAATATAACATTATATAAATTTTTATGGCCGATATTATCGATTTGATTGCTCAAGATACTTCTGCATCTGATATTAGTTCAGAAATAAAAGATAATTTATTTGCGAAAGCTGCAGAAAAAATAGAAGCATTACGTGGTGCTGTAAGTGATACCATGTTTAATGAACCACAAGTTGAAGACGAAGTTGAAGACGAAGTGGAAGATGAAGTTGAAACTGAAAATGAATTAGAAACAGAAACAGAAACCCCTGAGGATCAAGAATAATGTCTAGAATATTACCTTTAGGAGAAAAGGCAACCGTAGCAGTTGGAGTTGGTAATTCTACTACCGTAGGTAATGCTACTGTGGTAAGAGTGCTCTCAACAGGAGGTGCTGCTGTTGTTGTTAGAACTGACTCCAGTGGTGCTATTATTGGTTCATTTACAACTCTCAATAATAGTGCAGAATTAGTTGAGAAGAACGCATCAGATTTTATCTATGTGACAACTAACCCTGTTGAGGTCTCTAAAGTAGGATTTACAAATTAGGAAAATGAAACTCATTACTGAAGAAATAGCAAGCGTTAAATTTATCACCGAAGGAAAAGGTGCTAAAAAGAAAATGTATATTGAAGGTGTCTTTTTACAAGGAGATATCAAAAATCGTAATGGGAGAATGTATCCTGTTCAAACTCTTGCAAAAGAAGTTAGCAGATACAATGAGTCGTTCGTTAAAAAAGGACGTGCTCTTGGTGAGTTAGGACATCCAGAAGGTCCGACAGTAAATTTAGATCGTGTTTCACATAAGATTGTTTCTCTTACACAAGAGGGAAATAATTTTAAAGGTAAAGCACAACTTTTGGAAACACCAATGGGTAAGATTGCAAAATCTTTAATCTCTGAAGGTGTGACTCTTGGAGTATCATCTCGTGGAGTTGGTTCTCTAAAAGAAAATAGCAATGGATGCAAAGTTGTTGGTGAAGATTTCATGTTAGCAACTGCTGCAGATATTGTCGCTGATCCATCAGCACCTGATGCTTTTGTCTCAGGAATAATGGAAGGAAAAGAGTGGGTTTGGGAAGGAGGAATCCTCCGCGAATCTCTCGCATCTCAAACAAAAAAACATATCAATACATTAGTAGATCAAAAAAGATTAGAAGAACACAAGTTGAATTTATTCAATGAATTTCTTTCAAATCTATAAGTTCTATAAATAAATGTAGATTAAAATACAAATCAACAAAAAATGTCCGTTGGCAGAAAATTACAAGACATGGAAAACATCGAAGAAAACGTAGTGACCAAAGGTGCAAAACCTGCGGATCCTATGCAAAAAATGTCAGGTGCATCTGTAGAAGATCTAGGTGGACCTACCCCCGAAAATTACAAACCAGATGACGACTCAGCAAAGTTAAAAACACCTGGTGGTACTCTTAAGCAAGTTAAGGATATCGTCAATAAAGGTGCAAAATCTGCTGAAGGTGCAAAAGGTATGAAAGAAGAAGAAGTAGAAGTCGAGGGTGATGTAGTTGCTGAAGATGAGCAAACTACTGAAGATGTTGTTTCCGAAGAAGAAATTACAACGGATGAAGTAGTATCTGAAGAAGAGACTACTGAAGAAGAAGTCATCGAAGAAGAAGAAACAATTGACATCGAAGCAGATGTTCAAGCACTTCTCGAAGGCGAAGAACTATCAGAAGAATTCCAAGAGAAGGCACGTACTATTTTTGAAGCTGCTATTAAATCAAAGGTTGCGGAAGTGTCCGAATCGATTAAAGCACAGTACGAAGAAACTCTTGTAGAAGAGGTTAAGGAAATCAAGGCAGAACTCCAAGAAAGATTGGATTCATACCTTGAGTACGTTGCTGATGAGTGGGTATCTGAAAATGAACTCGCCATTGAGCACGGTCTTAAAACCGAGATGACTGAATCCTTCTTAGAAGGAATGAAGAAACTTTTTGAAGATCATTATGTAACTATACCTGAAGAAAAATATGATGTCATCGAGAGCATGGTAGATAAACTTGATGAAATGGAGTCAAAACTCAACGAGCA